CTCTTTCACGGAATGGGCGGAAGGACAATGGGAGTTCGCTTTCGGAGTCCTTCGCCTCCATCCGTGGGAGTTCGGCAGGTATACCCCCAAGGAATACAAGGCGCTGATGAAGGGGTATATCGACAAGCACCGGGCTGATAAGCGGGACAGCGCACAGGCCGTTTGCCATATCATGAACAGCAGCGGCAACTACAAGAAACCCGTCACGGTCCAGGATCTCATCGGCAAAGATCCGGCGACGGCAGTAAAGAAGAAGGCCAACACAAACGATCTCAAGACGCTCAAGGGAAGATTCGGAGAAAGGAAGAAATAGATGGCCGGCAAACCGATTGGCTCCTTCTACGTTTCCCTCGGGCTGAATACCAAGGAATTTCAAAAGAACCTCAAGCGGGCCGAGCGCGACCTATACCAAGCGTTCGGCGCTTCTGCCGTTCGCACGTCTCAGATGTTCGCCGCATCCATGGCCGCCGTCGCCGCAAGCGTGGCAGCCGTGGGTGCCGCTTCACTCTATATGGCCGCAGACATGGAACGATCTACGGTCAGCTTTACCCGGTTGCTCGGCAGCGCCGACGCTGCCGAAAAGAAGCTCCGCAGCCTGCAAGAGTTCGCGGCCAAAACCCCCTACACGTTCACCGAGCTTGTGGATTATGAGAAGCGGCTGATCGCTCTTGGCTTCGCTGCCGACGACACGCGGGAAATGCTGACCACGATAGGTGATACCGCTTCCGGCCTCGGCCTCGACCAGTTGGGCGTGCAGCGGCTTATCAAGGCGTTTGGCGACATTCAGACCAAGGGCGCCGTTGCCACGCAGGAGATGAAGCAGTTCGGCGAGGTCGGCGTCAACGCCAATAAGATCCTTGCCGAGGCAATACTAGGCTCCGGCGACAAGATCGGCGAACTTCAGAAGATGATCGAGGATCGCCAAGTGGGCGCAGCTGAGGCCATCTCGGGGATGCTTCGTGGCCTTAACACTCAGTTTGGCGGGATGATGGCACTTCAGGCCGAGACCATGATCGGCATGTGGTCCACCGTTCGCGACGAAAGCGAAAACTCAATGCGCGTCATCGGTAAGATTGCCGTCGAGACGTTCAAGCTGACGGACGCCATGCGGTATGTCCGCGACTCGGCAATCAGGTTCCGCGAAACGCTTGAGGATGTCGGATTCCGAGCTGCGTTCAATAGGGTGCTTGGCGAAGACGCGAAAAAAGCCATTACGATCACGGCAGGGGCAATCATTGGGGTTATGATTCCCGCCGTTCATTCTCTCGGGATAGCTCTAGGGCTGGCACTCGGTCCGCTTTGGAAGCTCGCCGCCGCCGGTGCGTATCTCGCGTGGGCGGGCAACAGCATTCGCGAGAAGTGGGGCGACATACTGATCCAGCTTGCGAGCATCACAAAAGACGTTTTCGCTGCGATCAAGAATTATGCTCTGTCGTTTGCACAAGATTTTATCGCCACCATCGCGCAGGGCTTTGCGTCGCTGTTTCAGAACCTTTCCGACGAGTCTGTTACGGAGACGTTCAGGCTCGCATTCGGCAATATGGCCGACAGCGTCGGCGAGTTCTCAATGCGGATGAAAGAGGCTTCTGAGCGATCCGCAGCCGCGAATAACGTGCTTTCCGGTAGCATCGACAAGAGCGTAAAAGCCATCGAAATAATGCTTGGCTACAGCGAATCCGTAAAGGCGTTCGCCGATTGGGGATTCTCCTTCGATATGTCGGAGCAATCGGTTTTTAATGTTCTGGCTCGGCACATCGGCAACCTCCGAGATTCGCTCATATCGGCCAACCCGGCAATTATGACATTTATAAAGCTCTTCTCGGGAATGTACGGAGCCGGTGCGGGCGGCCCGAAGAAAGCGCCATCAAGCGGCAAGGGTGGCGACAAGCTCCTGAGCGAGGCGGTTAAAACCAGCGACAGCATCTACGAAGAATACCTCCGAACCACACAGAGCAAGCTCGACCTGCTTGATTACCAGTACGGCAAGGAAAAAGAAGCTCTCGAAAAGTCCAAGGGTCTCAACAAGAACTACGAACGCGACAAAATGATGCTCTCCGAGACCTTCTACCGGAAGCGAATTGAGATCCTGGAAGACGAGCAGAAGAAGGCACAGAAGATCGAAGAAGAGAAGGGCAAATCCTACGCCGAGCTGATGACCCAGCTCGCCGACGCCGACATCGCCAAGATGGAAGCCGACGCGAAGATTCGGCAGGACCGCATGTCCGGTCAGGATCTCGAAGACAAGCTGAACGCTGACCGGCAAGCGGCTGACCTTTCCTCCTTCCTCCAACACCTCGACGCCAAAGCCTCAGCCGAGCGGGCATACCTCGAGGGTCGTCGGGAAATGATCGACACCTCCAATATGTTCGACCGTGAAGCGAACCGCACCGAGATGTCCTACATGGCCGAGGGGTACCGGACGGTCTACAATGGACTGTCTGAAACCCTCACCGGAATTGTCATGGGCACAAAGAACGCAGCCGAAGGCATGAAGGCGCTTGGCCTGTCCATCATTGAGATGTTCGTCAAGTGGCAGATCCAGCGCCGCTTGGCCGCCATGTTCGAGAAGCAGATCCAGGTCAGCCAGACAGCCGCACAGATTGCCTCGGCAACAGTCGCCGGAACCGCAGTTGCTCAAGCGTGGGCACCGGCGGCTGCCATGGTTTCGGCCGCGACGTTTGGCGCGAACGCTGCTGCTGGCATGGCTGGGCTGGCCGCGATAACCGGGTTCTCCCGCGTCATGGCCGTCCCCGGCTTCGCCTCTGGCGGCATCGTCACCAAGCCGACGCTCGCCATGGTGGGCGAAGGCGGTGAATCAGAAGCCATTATCCCGCTTTCCAAGCTGGACCGCATGGGCAGAGCGAACGTAACGGTCAACGTTCACAACAACACCGGAGTGCAGGCTCAGACTCGCCAAACAGTTACCCGCAGCGGGCAAGAGATGATCATTGACCTCTGGCTCGATGCCTACGCACGCGACACCGGCGGGCTTCGCTCCGCAATAAAGGGGGCCTGATATGGCAGACTGGCCGGCAATCGTTGCGCCGTCTCTTCCGACCGAGGAATATCCTGATCCCGCCATCCGCTCGAAAGCAGAAGGCGGATACGTGCTCACCCGGCCGCGATACACCCGCATGCCTCGCTCGTGGAATCTGGCATGGGAGGCCATGACGAACGCCCACTATCTCCTGCTCATGGCCTTCTGGACGGCGAAGTACGGCGGGTCCACGTCGTTCACCTGGATCTGCGTCACCGATGACACCGAGACAACCGTGCGTTTCTCTGATAAGATCAATGCGAAGGTCGTCGCGTGGGCTTCCACCGGCCTGCCGAAGCTTTGGTCTGTATCTGTGAAGCTGGAGGAAGTCTAATGCCTCTGTCGCTATCGGCCGCCGCTCTCCTGGAAATGCACAAGATTGCCGGGGATACCGTTTGGGTAATCCTGGTCGAAGTCGCCGTACCGACCACGCCGGCAACTACCATACGCCTCTGTAACAACAATTCCGACATTACGTGGGATGGTGAAACCTGGGTTGCGTTTCCTTTCGAGATCGACAGCGTGGACGAGACTGGCAAAGGGGAAATTCCATCGGCAACGCTCCGGGTGTCCAACGTCACGCAGGAGATCCAATCCATCATCGAGGATGTCTCGGGTGGCGCCGACATGCCGGTCACGCTTCGGGTGGTCAACTCTGGCCATCTCGACGAGGCTTCCCCAGAGCTCCAGCTTGATTTCATCGTGGCCGGGTGCAAGTATGACGCCTATTGGATCACGTTCACCCTGGGCGGCGATGCCAAGCTCACCAGGCGCGTTCCCGAGCGTAGGCACCTCAAGGACTTCTGCCCGTTCCAATACGGTGGCGTCGAATGCGGGATCGCCAGTACCACCATGACGGTCTACCCGGGATGTCTGAAAACCCTGGCGCAATGCCGAGAGCGCGGCAACTCAACCCGCTTCGGCGGCGAGCCTGGGATGCCATTGGGAGGCTTCTATGCCTCTGTATAACGATCTCATCGGGCGACCCTTTAAAGACGGCGGGCGTGGGCCTGAGTACGATTGCTGGGGCCTAGTCAGAGAAGTCTACCTTCGCAATGGCGTCGTGCTTCCTGACTTTGCGCACAGCGCTCTCGACATTATCTCAGTTGGCGCCGAGATCGAGAAACAGCGGCACATGCCGAGGTGGGAAAGCATCCTCGCGCCGGCAAAGCTCTGTATCGTGCTGATCCGGTTCAATTCGCCCATCACTAACCATTGCGGCGTCTACCTTGGGAAAGACAAGTTCATCCATGCGCGGGAAAAGGTGGGCGTGAACATCGACCGCACCACGGCGCCGTCATGGGCACACAGAATCGAGGGCTTCTATGTCCCTGCTTGACGTTCGCCTGATCCACGTCCCCAACCCGTTCAAGCCGCACGAGCGCAAAACCTCGCTGATCTCTTCCGGCATTCCGCTTTCGACCGTGGTGCCGGCGGGCCACACGGTGAGCATCAACGGCCGGGTCGTGGATCTCGCAACCGCTCCGAAGCCTGGGGATACCGTGGCGTATTGCCCGACGATCCGAGGAGGCGGGGGCGGCGGCGGAAAGAACGTCATCACGGCAGTGGCGGCTATCGCGCTCACCGTTGCCACGTTTGGCACAGGCGGCGTGCTTGCTGGGGCGTTTGCTGCTGGCTCAAGCAGTACATGGCTTGCCGCTGGCGCTCTGCTTTTCCTTGGCGGCTCGCTCATGGGTGGCATGTCGCCAAAGGTGAATGTGGAGGCCCCGAACGTTGCCGAGTCATCGTGGGAAAACGGGCATTCATGGGGCCAGATGAAGCCGCTTTCAACGCAAGGCGGGTGCGTGCCGCTCACTTATGGCACCTACCGCGTCACCGGGACCGTGCTCAACCAGCACGTCTCGGGCGACGGAAAGCACCAGTTCCTCAACCTGCTTCTTTGTGGCGGGGAGGGGCCGATAGACTCTATCACCGATCTGGAGATCAACGGCAACCCATCCACGAACTTCGCGCTTGCCGACGAGGACATGACGGATCTTTCTGTCGCGTCCACCATCGGCTACTCTGGCGGTGAGATCGGATTTCGAGAAGCAACCGCCGCCGTGGCCAGCACCGGCCTCGACATCGAGGTGAACTTTCTCAACGGGCTCTCGTCTGCTGTCACCATCACGGCTGAATATAAAACTGGCCTGGGGGCATGGACCGCTTGGGTGGCTGAGTCGGTCGGCACGATCCGATCCGACGCCTTCAAACGGACCTGGCGCAAGCTCGGGCTGACCAGCGGCATTTACTCCGTCCGGGTGAAGCTCACCGACGCCACCGAGACGCAATTTGCGCAGTGGACGCGGCTATCTGTGCCCAGCGCGGGGGCGTCTCTGGTCATTGAAAGCACTCTCGGGACGAACGACCAGGCGGCTCTCGCGCATTTCTCCGACACCTACGCCGATCAGTTCTTTTCCAACGAGCTGACGACATCGGCCTGGACGGCGTATCAGACCGAAGGTGATGGCGGCAAGGGGCTGGAGATCGCGGTTCAATTGCCGAACGGGCTGTATCGCATCGACCAGTCGGACGGGGCGCAATACGAGACCTGGGTCAAGTTCTCGGCACAATACCGCAAGGTGGGCGATGTCTCATGGACCGACTGGCTGACAGAGGAAGAGATCCGGGGTAAGGAAACCACGGCAACCCGCCGCGTTTACCGGATAGACGACCTGGACGAGGATCAATACGAAGTTCAGCTTCAGCTTGTCAGCTCCGAGGGGACCGGGACGCTCTACGCCAACATGCTGCTCTGGACGCAATTGACCCACGTCATCTACGACGATTTCAGCCGGCCGGGCAAGGTGCTGGTGGGCATCCGTGCTCTCGCCACCGACAAACTGAGCGGCGGGATGCCGTCGATCTCGTGGCTTCAAACCCGCTCGACTGTGCTGGTCTATGACACTGCCACCTCGGCCTACGTCAAAAAGGCCGCCACCAACCCGGCATGGATCTGTTACGACCTCATCCACCGCGCCAAGGTCCTGCACAACGTCCAGACGGATGCCGACGAAACCGTTGTGTTTGGCGAGGCGCACACGAAGATTGACTTCGCCATGTTCGACGCCTGGGCCGACTTCTGCGACGAGGTGCCGACCGGACACACGGAAGCCCGCTGCGTTGCCAATATCTACCTTGACGCCCCTGGAAGGCTCTGGGAGCAATTGCAGAAGGTGGCGCAAATCGGCCGGGGCATGATCCTCATGCGCGGCACCAAGTTCTCCTGTGCGTTCGACGGGCAGGAAGACACGCCGGTGCAGATGTTCACTGTGGGTAACATCGGTCTGGATTCATTCGCCGGCGAGTTCCTGTCCAGCCGGGACCGGGCGAACGCGGTAGAGATCAGCTTTGTCAACGAGGATAAGGACTACCAGCGCGATACCGTCATCGCCTACATGGATGGTTTCGACGCTTCAACCGACGTGGCCACGCCGACGCAAATCACGCTTGCCGGCATCACCAACTACCAGCGGGCATACCGCGAGGGGCTCTACCGGCTTCGCCTCAACGAATACATCCGGCGTACCGTCTCTTTTCACGCCGACATTGATGCTCTCGCCTGTCAGGTGGGTGACGTCGTTCTAGTCCAGCATGACGTGCCCAGGTGGGGGATCGGCGGGCGACTGGTCGCTGCCACCGCGTCAACCCTGACCCTCGACAAAGAGGTGACGCTGACCCCGGGGACGGATTACACCGTGCGGGTTCGCCTGGGCGATGGGACGCTTGTCAGCAAGACGGCGACACGGCCGAACTGCCTCCCCGGTGAAGCCGTGGTAGACGCGTACTTCCCAGCGGAGACCGCCTCGACTCTTTTCGGCTATTCAACAGCCATTGCCAGCGGAGGGACAACTCTAGCGGTGGGCGCTCCGGGGCTAAATGGTAGCCGTGGCGGCGTTTACTTGTATGATTTCTCCGGGGGCTCCTGGGCAAGAAGGGGCGCCGTACTTGTAGTCTCCCCCGCTAACGCTGGTGACCGCTTCGGTTCCGGGGTGGCCATGAGCGAGGATGGCACGGTGTTGGTTGTCGGCGCTGCCAGAAGAACGGGAACATCCTCAAGAACCAATTACGGCGCTGTCTATACGTTCGATCGAAACGGTGACGGGTGGATACAGCGAGGAGACATACTTAACGCGTCAGACAAAGGCGCCGGGGACTATTTCGGCGAAAAGCTGTCGCTATCATCCGACGGCTCGGTCATGGCTGTGGGGGCTATGTTCTGGGACGGCACGGAAACTAACCAGGGGTGCGTGTATGTTTTCGATAGAGACGGCTCGTCGTGGGCAGAGAGACCCATAGTCTTGCCTGCTGACGCAGAGGTGAACGGGTATTTCGGCGCCGACGTATCGCTATCATCCGACGGCTCGGTCATGGCTGTGGGGGCGTGGAACTCGTCTTCCGGGCTAGGCCGCGTGTTCTTCTTCGATTGGTCCGGCGGCTCATGGGCGCAAAGTGCTGTCTCTATCACAGGAGACACGCCGGGCGCATATTTCGGATTTTCCGTGAGTCTTCACAAGAACGCAAACGCTGTGGCCATAGGGCAGACGGTGACCCAGACTGTCCGAGTATTTGATCTCGTGGGGACGGCGTGGGCGGAAAGGGCGTTCAACATTCCAACCCCCGGCTCTGCCAATAGGAACTTCGGAAACAGCGTGGCGATGACGGAAGATTACCTGTCGGCTTTTGTCGGGTGTCGCCTTCACCCCGTCGATGGGGTGGACTCTGGCGCGGTGTGGCAGTTCGATATAGCGGATCCGGTTCCCGATCTGGCAATTGTTGTTGATCCTCCGTTCGATCCGCTCCCGGAGAAATTCGATCTCTACGCCATCGGCGAATTGAACGTGGAAACAAAACCATTCCGCGTCAACAAGATTGCCCGATCCGGGGACCTGTCGGTGCGAATCGA